GGTCATCCGAAGGCGCGTTTTTTAGCTAGGCACGCCGCTGAGACTTTATTGAGAATCGCATGGTAGGACTTATTGAGAACACACGAGCCCCATCCCGCTCTAGTTTGGGTGCGCTTAAATCAACTTAAAGTCAATTAAAGCTGAATGTTGATAACTAAGGCTGAAGCTGCGCGGATAGTGGGAGTTAGCGGCCAAGCTGTTGCGCAAGCTATTAAGCATGGCCGAATCAGTGTTGTCGAGCAAGACGGGCGGCAGTGGATTGAGCGTGACGGCTTGGAACAGACGTGGGCAGAAAACAGCAGAAAGCGGATTCCAAATATCAGGCAACATCGTCCTGGGCCAACTGTTGAAAGGCGCACTGAGGAGTTGCCTGATTACAACGAAAGCCGCGCACGGACTGAGTGGCTGCGCGCTGAGCTGATGGAGCTTGAGCGTGCGGAGAAAGAGGGCGAGCTTGTGCGTGCTGATGAGGTGTCAAAGGCGTGGGGTGACTTAGTCGCGATAACGCGGACCAAGATGATGGCGGTTCCGTCGAAAGCTAAACAGCGCATACCGGAAATCCCGGCGGATGCGTTCGTGGCGCTTGAAGAGATTGTGCGCGAGGCCTTGGAGGACTTGGCTAATGGCTGACATTGCTGAGCTGATGCGTGGAGCTTTAGAGGCGTTCCGTCCGCCGGAGAAGCTGACGCTGAGTGAGTGGGCTGACCGTTATGCGTTCTTGTCTGCTGAATCGAGTGCTGAGGCGGGCAGGTGGCACACGCTGCCGTATCAGAAGGGAATGATGGACGCGGTGACTGATCCGGCTGTGGAGCAGATCACGGTGATGAAGTCAGCGCGTGTGGGTTACACCAAGATGATCAACCACGCGATTGGTTATCACGTCCATCAGGACGCTTGTCCGATCATGGTTGTGCAGCCGACTGTGGAAGACGCGCAGGGCTACTCAAAGGAAGAGATCGCCCCAATGTTGAGGGACACGCCTTGTCTGACTGGATTGGTGAGTGAGTCGAAAGCGAAGGACGGAAGCAACACAATTTTGCAGAAGAATTTTCCCGGCGGCACGTTGTCGCTTGTAGGGGCCAACTCACCGCGTGGCTTTAGGCGTGTCAGCAGAAGGATTGTGCTGTTCGATGAGGTTGACGGTTATCCGGCGTCAGCAGGATCTGAGGGTGATCAGATCAAGCTGGGCATCAAGCGAACTGAGTATTACTGGAACCGCAAGATCATCGCCGGCAGCACGCCAACGGTGAAGGACTTCAGCCGCATTGAGCGGATGTATGAGGAGTCAGACAGGCGCAAGTATTTCGTGCCTTGTCCAGAGTGCGGTGAGATGCAGGTGCTGGAGTGGGAGAACATCAAGTGGATCAACAATGATCCTGAGACTGCGGCTTATGCGTGCAAGGGCTGTGGCGTTCTGATCCCGCACAGCAAGAAACGTTGGATGGTTGAGCGTGGCGAGTGGCGTGCGACTGCAGCGGGCAACGGTAAGCACGCTGGGTTTCACATCTGGGCGGCGTACAGCTACAGCCCGAACGCGCGCTGGGCTGATCTTGTTGCTGAGTTTTTAGAGGCCAAGTCAAACCCTGAGGCATTGCGGGTGTGGATTAACACCACGCTGGGTCAGACGTGGTCGGATGACTACAGCAGCGCGATGAGTGCTGAGGCGCTGGTGGAGCGGTGTGAGGATTACGAGGAGGGGATGCTGCCTGCTGGCGTTTTGGCTGTGACGATCGGCGTTGACGTGCAGGGTGGCGGCGGAACGCTTGGGGAGAGGTTGGCGATCAGCGTGTGGGGCTGGGGCCGTAAGGAAGAGGGCTGGCTGATTCAGTACGTCGAGATTGCGGGAGACCCGACGCGGTCTGAGGTGTGGAAACGTCTAGATGAGTTTGTGACGCGGCGTTGGCCGCATGAGCTGGGCGGCAGCTTGAAGGCTGACTTCATCGCTGTTGACAGCGGTGGTTTTGCCACGAGCGAGGTTTATCAATACGCGCGAGAGCGCAGGGCGAATGGCGTGATTGCCATCAAGGGTCAGAGTCAGCGAGATAAGCAGCCGATTGGTAAGGCCACAAGAGTTGATATCAACTCACGAGGCAAAACGATTAAGAAAGGTGCGACGTTGTACCCGGTTGGTGTTCATGCCATCAAGAACACGATGGCTGGGCGGTTGAAATACACCGAGCTGGGCGAGGGTTACTTGCACTTTCACGCGACAACGGGTGAGGAGTATTTCAAGATGCTCACGGCAGAGAAGCAGGCAATCAAATTCAGGAACGGATTCCCTGAGCGCATTTGGGTCAAGAAAGGCGGTGCAAGGAACGAAAGCTGGGACACATTGATTTATGCGTATGCCTGCTTGCAGCTGCTTTACCGGAAATATGACCGCCGGACGATTTGGGATCAGTTGGAAAAGCGTTTGGAGCAGCCGCTAAGATCGAAGGAAGCAACGCGTAAAGCAGTTGCGGCGCCGTCGTTCGTGAACAACTGGTGATTAAACATCCGGCTGAAATCAGGATTGGCGACACCGTAATTTTTGATGTGCCGTCTTTTGCCAACAGCATTGGCACAACGATTGACAACAGTTACACGCTGACTTGGTACGGGCGGACCAATACAGCAGATAAGGGCGCTTCTGTTGAGGGAACTAATCAGGGTGACGGCTGGCGGATCACAATCCCGTCATCAACCACTGATGATTGGGTTGCTGGCACTTGGTTTTTTCAGCTTGTAGCAGTCAGCGGCTCGACGCAGTATCTGGCGGGCGAGGGTCAGTTCAAGGCCATCGCCAGTCTTGCTTATACAGGTGATCCGGCTGCGTTTGATGGCCGCAGCCGTGCGCAGGTTGATCTTGATCAAGTTCAAGCAGCCATTCGCACGATTCTGGATGGCGGTGCTGTCAAGAGTTATTCAATCGCTGGGCGCAATCTGCAGAAATATGAACTGGCAGATTTGTTGGCCTTGGAAACTAAACTGAAGGCTGAGGTTAAACGTGAGCAGACAGCTGATCTGATTCGCAATGGCCAGGGCAATCCCCACAACTTGTTCGTGAGATTCTGATGGGCGTTCGATCTGCTTTCCGCGAACTGTTTAGGCGTGAGCGTCCGCAACGTCGCCGTAGTTATGCAGGCGCGAGGGTTAGCCGTCTGACTGCTGACTGGGTGACGAGTGGCACCAGTGCAGACAGCGAGATTAAGTCCAGTTACAAGATGCTGCGCAATCGCGCGCGGCAGCTTTGCCGGGACAACGACTATGCAAAGCAGGCGCTGAGGTCAATCACCAACAATGTGATTGGGCACGGGATTTACCACCAGTCACAGGTGCGGATGCAACGTGGCGGGCGGATGGACGAGGCAACCAATGCCCGCATACATCAGGCTTGGCAACGCTGGAGCCATAAGACGCGCTGCGATGTCAGCGGCCTGCTGAGCTTCTATGACATGGAGCGGCTGCTTTGCCGCAGCTTGGCTGAGTCCGGCGAGGTGTTTATCAGGATTATTCGCCGGCCATTTGGTGACAGCGGGATCCCGTTTGCGCTGCAGGTGCTTGAGGCTGACTATCTCGTCGATGATGACGTTCAAGCCGCAAAGGACGGCAGAACGGTCCGCATGGGCATTGAGCGGGATGAGTATCTGCGCCCGATTGCCTACAACTTTTATGCCAATCACCCGGGCGATGTTTACGCCGGCAATGTGCGCACTGCGCGCCGCATTCGTGTGAATGCAGATGATGTCATTCATCTGTTCATGCCTGAGCGGCCCAGTCAGACGCGCGGTGTTACTTGGTTTGCCTCAGCGTTGCAGCGTCTGCACATGCTTGACGGCTACGAAAACGCTGAGCTTGTTCGTGCTCGGGCTAGTAGCGCGTTGATGGGATTTATCACCAGCCCTGAGGGTGAACTGGTGGGTGATGACATTGTTGATGGTGAGCGCGTTACAGATTTTCAACCTGGCGTCTTCAAGTACCTGGACCCCGGGCAGAGCGTAGAGGTGCCGCAGCTGGACGCACCTGATGGTCAGCTCGAAGCCTTTACTCGGTCAATGTTGAGGGCCGCGGCCGCTGGAATCGGGGTGAGCTTTGAAAGCATCAGCAAGAACTACAGCATGTCCAACTACAGCAGCAGCCGACTGAGCTTGCTTGAGGAGCGGGACACATACAAGTGTCTGCAGCGTTATTTTATTGAGAACTTCCATCAGATCGTTTTTGAGAAGTGGATGGATATGGCTGTGCTGAGCGGAACGCTGAGCCTGCCGGGTTACGAAACAGACCCTGATCGTTATCGCGCCAGCAAGTGGGTACCGCGCACTTGGGAATGGGTTGATCCGCAGAAGGAAGTTGCGGCTTATAAGTCAGCAGTGCGCAGCGGCTTCAAAACTCTTGGTCAAGTGATTAGCGAGCAAGGCGGTGACATTGAAGAGGTGCTCACCATGCGTCAGGCCGAGTTGGCGATGTTGGACGAGAAGAACATCATCACGGACACCGATCCGAGCGAGGTGAACGGTGGCGGTGGTGTTCAGCCTGGCTTAGGTATGGGCGCAGTCCCAGCATTTGAGGACACTGAGCCGCCGGTATCTGATGAGGAGGAGGTGCAGGAAGATGGCGACGATTGAAGGCGTTGAGATTGACCTGACGCCTACAGAGGGCATGAAGGAAGAGGCGCAGCGTTATCGCGACTGGAAGGCTGATGGCGAGGCGGGCGGCACTGAAGTTGCAGCACGCAGGGCCACGCAGATTCTTAGCGGTAACGAACTAAGTGCTGACGTTGTGATTGCAATGAATGCTTGGTTTGCGCGGCATGAAGTAGACAAACAAGGCGAAGGTTTTTCGCCTGGAGAGGATGGCTATCCGTCCGCTGGCAGAGTTGCATGGGCGGCATGGGGTGGAGACCCAGGAATGAGGTGGAGTAGCGGCAAAGCAGATAGAATCAAAGAAATTCGTGATAGAAGCATGGACACGGATAGGGCCGAGCCTGGTGATTTGCGGGTTGGCGATTTTGTGCGCTGGAGTGCGAGCGGAGGCACCGCACAAGGCAAGATCGATCGCATTGAACGCGATGGTTCGATCAACGTCCCTAATTCAGAGTTCACCATTAACGGTGATGAGGATGATCCCGCTGCCCTGATCACTGTTTATCGCGAAGGTGATGAAGGCTGGGAAGAAACAGATGTGCAGGTTGGTCATCGCTTTTCAACATTGACCAAGATTGCGGCATTGCGTTGGCTTGAGGGCAAGACTTACAAGCGCAGTGAGAACACTGCATTTGA